GGGTAAAGCGGGACCCGATGGCAAGACCAAGCCCAAGATCAAGGAGCAGGTAACCATCGATAAGCATTTCCAGCCCGATACGGCCGCCATCATATTTGTGCTCACCAATAAGGCAGCCGATGAGTACAAGAATAGGCAGAATACGGAGCTGACGGGGAAGGATGGTAAGGATTTGTTTGAGGGTCTATCCAATGAAGAGATAGACAAGCGTATTAAGGAGCTCGAGAGCAAAACGGAGAAGCATTAACAAGGTAACCCCCATATGACCCGTGAGGAAAAAATTGCATACTATAAGCTACTTAAGGAGCGGCTAAAGCGGGATAGCCGGGATAGCCTTTTGTCGTTCACCAAGGCCACAATGCCGACGTTTAAGCCGGCGGGGTTCCATGTTAACTACTACAACGTTCTTACCAAGTTTGCAAAAGGAAAAGTAAAAAAGCTGATGGTGTTCATGCCACCGCAGCACGGCAAAGAATTGAGCGATAGTACGTTAATTCTTACGCCAAATGGGTTTGTGAGGCATGGAGATTTGAAGGTAGGTGATTATGTTTTCGGGCGAGAGGGTAAGCCTGTGAAGGTCTTATGGATCTCTGAAAAAACGATGTCCGAGTATGATTTAACCTTTTCCGATGGTCAAGTAATACAGTGCCACGGGAATCACGAGTGGGTGGTGTATGATAGGGCTTTCGGGAAAGAAAGGATAATCGAAACAAATTACCTTTTGACACAAAAGCTGAGTTCAGGAACTAAAGGCACAATAGGGCATAGGTATAGGTTTCAGGTTGATCCCAATGTGGCAATAAAACTGCCTGAAACGGAAATGCCACTACATCCTTACGTTCTCGGGGCATGGTTGGGCGATGGTACTTCAGTAAGCGGATGTATAACGCATCATCCAGACGACATGCAGCAGATAGAGAAAATTGAAAACCTTGGTTACACAAAGGGTGCCGTTTATATTCACAAGGCAACAGGAGTTGTAAGAACGTGTTTCCGAGGGCTTCAAAGCCAATTAAAATCACAAGGGCTGCTTAGAAATAAACATATCCCTGAGTGCTATTTTAATTCATCTATCAACCAGAGACTCGAATTGCTGGCCGGGCTTATTGATACGGACGGATATGTTTATCACAAGAACGGCCGTGTCGTGTTCTCGAACATTAACAAGAGGCTAATTGATGATGTAGAAAGGCTTGTTGTTTCGCTGGGGTGCAGAGTAACTGTCTGTGAGTTCAAACCCATAAAGTCAACATCGGGGATAAATGGGAAGAGCATCGTTTATCAGCTGGGTTTTAATCCTGACTTCGAAATACCATGCGCTTTAGACAGAAAAAAGCCTAAGCGCATAAGTCCTAAAATAAGGCGCAGGGCGATTATATCGATTGAAAAAGCAAAGAATCCAGAGCAGGGGCATTGTATAGAGGTGGAAGGAGGGATTTATCTTGCAGGTGAGAAGCTAATTCCTACTCACAACTCCGAAGGTTCAACCCGTCGCCTCCCGGCTTTCGTTTTGGGACGAGATCCCCACAAGAAGGTAGCGGTGATCTCCTACTCGGCCCCTAAGGCACGCAAGTTTAACCGGGAGATCCAGCGGATCATTGACACGGAGGAGTATGCTGAGATATTCCCCAGCACCAAGCTAAACGCTAGCGACATCACCACTGTGGCAGGGGCTTGGCTACGAAATGCCGACGAGTGCGAGATTGTGGGGCATAGGGGCGGTTTTAAGACCGTTGGCGTGGGTGGCCCCCTAACTGGTGAGCCTGTGGATATGCTGATTATGGATGACATCTACAAGGATGCCAAAACGGCATGGTCGCCCACGGTGAGGGAATCGATAGAGGATTGGTACGACACCGTTGCAGAAACGAGGCTGCACAACGACAGCCAGCAGCTTATCGTGTTCACCCGTTGGCACGAGAATGACCTAGCCGGGCGATTACTGGAGCAGCAAGGTATTTACGACCCCGAAACCAACCCCAACGGGTGGGTTGTGGTAACCTATCAGGCTATCAAGATGGGTAAACCAACCGATTATGACCCAAGGGAGGAGGGCGAACCCCTATGGCCAGAGCGGCATAACCTGGAGAAGCTAAAGGCGGTAAGGAATAGGAATAGCCACGTTTTCGAGTCGCTTTATCAGCAAGACCCAAAACCCCTACAGGGGTTAATGTACGAGCAGGGGTTCCGGGAGTACGATGTGATTCCCTACTCGGCCAAAATGGTGCGAAAGAACTATACCGATACGGCGGATACTGGCGACGATTACTTGTGTTCCATCTGCTACACCGAGACAGAGGATGCCAATTATGTTACCGACATCCTGTACACGCAGAAGCCGATGGAGTACACGGAGACCAAAACGGCAGAGATGCTCACCAAGCAGCTTACGCAGGTAGCTATTATAGAGAGCAACAACGGGGGGCGTGGGTTTGCAAGGAACGTGGAGAAGCAGGTGAGGGCGCTTAACAACACCAAGACCCGCTTCAAGTGGTTTCACCAGAAGGACAATAAGGCGGTTCGCATTTTCAGCAAGTCGGCCGATGTGCAGAATATGGTCTACTTCCCGAGGGGTTGGGATAAGATGTGGCCAGACTTTTACAAAGCGGTGAACACCTACATGAAGGTGGGCAAGAACGACCATGATGACGCTCCTGATACGCTAACAGGAACGGTTGAGTGGAGAGGTAAGGCGGTGAGCCGCGCCAAGGATTTGAGTGGAGTATTCTAAAACAACTATAAGCCATGGAAAACGAGATTGAGAAGCTGATACAGCAGGGCGGTGAGGACACCACCTACAGCACCATAATTGAGAAGCTGAAGAAGGGTAAAGTGGTGGATGGGGCTGCGGCTGAGATTGCCGCCAAGCAGCTTGACCCCCTCCAGCACGACGTGTTCAATCGCATCAAGCGACCGGACAAGAAGGTCAAGATTGATCCGGATGACCCCGATTTTCAGCCTACCGAAAACACGGTGAACGTGATGGGGGGATCGGATTCCCCAACGGGCTACCGATTGGAACCCGTGGCTCGGGTGGCCATAGCCCTACAGAAGCTTATTGTGAAGCGAGCGGTGGCGTTCGCCACCGCTCGCTCTGTGGAGCTGAACGCTGAGCCTGAAGATAAGAGCCAGGAGGATGTGCTGAAAGCCCTGAAACGGGTGCTCTACGACGTGAAATCGAAATCGCTTAACCGAAGGGTAGGGCGTAACCTGTTCAGCTGCACCGAGGTGGCTGAGGTGTGGTACCCCGTGGAGCGCAAGAATAAGACCTACGGCTTCGAGAGCAAGCACAAGCTACGCTGCGCCATATTCTCGCCCCTGCTAGGGCATAGCCTTTACCCCTACTTCGATGAGCACGGCGACCTCATCGCCTTCTCGCGCGAGTTCACCGTCACCGTGGAGGGTAAGGAGGTGAGGCACTTCGAGACCTACACCAGCAACCTCATATACCTTTGGGTGCAGGGGTCAAACGGCTACGAGCTGGTGGAGGGATACCCCAAGAAGATCGAGATTGGCAAGATTCCCATAGTGTACGCGCACCAGCCACAGGTGGAGTGGGCCGATGTCCAGAACCTGATCGACAGGCTGGAGAAGCTGCTATCGAACTTCGCCGACACCAACGACTACCACGCTGCTCCGAAGATATTCGTCAAGGGGCAAATCACGGGCTTTAGCAAGAAGGGTGAGAGCGGAGCTATCATTGAGGGCGACGAGAACTCGGAAGCCTCCTACCTGTCGTGGCAGAATGCCCCCGAGGCCGTTAAGCTGGAGATTGAAACCCTACTAAGGATGATATACACCATCACCCAAACCCCAGACATCAGCTTCGAGTCATTGAAGGGGATTGGTGCTATTTCAGGCATCGCGCTAAAACTCCTATTTATGGACGCTCACCTCAAGGTGGCAGATCATCAGGAGGTGCTGGATGAGTATATGCAGCGCAGGCTGAACATCATCAAGGCCTACATCGGCAAGTTCAACGCCAAGCTGGGCAGCGCGGCAGAGGATCTGTTCGTAGAGCCCGAGATTGTGCCCTACATGATCGTGGACGAGGCCGCCGAGATCAAGATTTGGCAGGATGCCAACGGGGGCAACCCGGTGATGTCGCAGAAAGCATCATTCCAGAAGGCAGGGCTAACAAACAATCCCGATGAGGACTACGAGCAGTACAAGACGGAGGAGTCGAGCAGAAGCTCATTCAGCGTATTCGAGCCAACCCCCGCGTAATTATGAAGGGAAAAAATAGAACACTACCTAAGGTTGATTGTCTGACATGCGCTTACAACAGCGGCAAATCAGAGAATCACCTAACCGATTGCAGCCACACAGAGAGCAATCCAAGGGGCGCTAAAGTGGGAACGTGGCTAAAGGAGTGTAAATACTACAGCGAAAGAAAATAGTGGCTAAAAAGGCAAATAAAACGGGTTTTTCGATTCAGGGCTTCGATGTAAACCACTACAAGCAGACGGAGGAGTACCTGAGGGCTATCGATGCCATATACCAGCAGGCGGTGAACGACTTCGCCACGCTGGGTGATAGGCTGAAAATAGACCCCGATAAGCCGTTTAGCCTTGCCGACTACCCCAGCGCCAACGCCAAGGCCCAGCAGATAGTGAGCAACCTCGCCAGCCGTATGCAGGCGGTGGTGGTACAGGGTAGCGAGCGCGAGTGGTTATATGCCTGCAAGAAGAACGATGAGTTCCTGAACCACATCCTGAACACCTCCAGCCTTTCGAAGAAGACACTACAGAAGTTTCAGGATAGGAACCTGAGCGCGTTGAGTGCCTTCCAGAAGCGTAAGGTGGATGGGCTTGACCTGTCGCAGCGTATCTGGAAGTATGCTGATCGGTTCAAGTCACAGATGGAGCTGGGGCTCGACATTGGGCTTGGGGACGGGAAATCGGCGCAGAACCTATCCAAGGAGCTCAGATCATTCCTGGTTGACCCCGACAAGCTATTCAGAAGGGTAAGGGATAAGCACGGTAATCTTGTGCTATCGAAAAACGCCAAAGCTTTCAATCCGGGTCAAGGCAAGTACCGCAGCAGCTACAAGAACGCCATGCGGCTCACCCGCTCCGAGATCAACATGGCCTACCGGGAGGCGGACCACCTGCGCTGGCAGAAGTTGGACTTCGTGGTGGGGTTCGAGGTGAAGGTCTCGAATAAGCACGAGGCCTTTCTGGTGGAGTGGGAAAAGAGCAACCCCGGCAAGGTGGAGATATGCGACCAGCTGAAAGGGCGCTATCCCAAATCGTTCGTATTCAAGGGTTGGCATCCCCAATGTATGTGCTACGCAGTTCCAATCCTGATGGACCCCGAAGAGTACAATACCGACGAGCTGAACGAGCTAAGGGCTGCTTTAAGGGGAGAGGAGTATAAGAAGTTCCAGTCGCACAACACGGTTACCGATGTGCCGGACGGCTTTAAGGACTGGGTTAAAACCAATGCCGAGCGGGCGCAGGGATGGAAATCGCAGCCCTACTTTGTGAGGGATAACTTTAAGGGAGCGAATTTGGAGAATGGGCTGAAGCATAACTTAGTGTATTAGTTGAATAGGTAATGAATTTGCTATATTATAGTTAGTGGCAATACTCCGAAGCCCTCCGAACAGCGACATCGTAATATTGTTTTTCCTTTTCTATT